GTGCGCCGCCCATAGCGGAACGGAAATACACAAAACCTTGGCTGGTGTATGGTCCAACACTTAAAGAAGTAATCGTACCCATTGGTCCTGCTGTAGCCGTGAATACGGTAGAGCTTGTAATATTAGCCACAACTAAGCATGGGTAGTTTAATCGGCTATCACTTGTAATTCCAAGGATACCAATACGTGCGCCTGCAACTAATCCGTGTGCAGTAGAGGTTGTTACGGTTAGGGTAGTGGTTGCCTGAGTAATACTTGAAATTGCAATATTGGATGGTAATGGAATAGGGGTTTCTGTACTTACGTACTCAATAGATAGCTCTTGACCTAATACCCTTTGAGACATTCCCAAACCAACAATAGTTTCTAACGGTACTGGAAAGGTAGATTGCGTTTCTACATAAGTTTCGGTATCTGCTGTTAGTGGATCTTTTGAGATAACAAGATACGATGCAGATACAGCGTTACCATCTAACTGGACAATGTCTCCAGCAGCTTTTGATTCAGTCCACGTTGTTGCTGTATTGTATGTTTCAAACGATTCACGAAACGATGTGGTAATGTTTTGTGGCTCGACTGGCATTGGGTTTGAGGTAGACACATCCCCGCCGTTGGTATTGTCAGTACCTAACGTTAGCTTCATACGTTGATATAAGACTCCTCCTATATCATCAGCGGCAATATTTGCCCCAGTACCAGGGGTGTACCCAACGTTATCCGCCATAATTAAGCAATCCGAATAATTGCGTTACTTGCGTCTGCGGTTGGGAAAATAATTGTAAACGTACCTGCTGTCGAGGTCTTAGCGCCGCCAAAGTCCAGAATACATACCGAAGGATCGCCAGCTGCTGAGTCGTTATAAATCATTGCGCCAAAAGCTGTAATGGTTGCAGTGGTAAACGATAAGTCCGCAAAGTCAGTAAACGCAGTCGTACCCGTAGACGTTGGAGTTACATTGGTTAAAGTCCCACCGCCAGCAGAATAAGTACCAGAAGCAGCTACTTCGTTTGTGGCTGTATACGCTGTAGTCGCCGCTGTAAAGGACGCTGAGTTGTCATACAGAGCCAGTTTAAACGTGTTACCTGTGCCAGTTGTGAAGTTATGAACTGCTCTCATCAGCTCTACTTTGAAACTGGTGCACATGAAATTGCCTGTAAATGCCATGATTTACTCCTCTAAAAGTTTAATTAATTCAGGATGACCAGCTTCCCGTAGCTTGTGGGCTAGTGTTACACGATCAAATTTTACAGCTTCATTCATATAAAAAACCAACACACTACGAATATGATTACGAAAAGCCAATGCCTGTTCCCGAACCAATGGGTGAGATTGATCTCCTACTTGAATAATCTTATCTAGCGCCCGTTCAGCAACTTCCTCTGTGGTGAACCCACCAAAGTCTTTAGTAGCCACTTGAATCCCGTTGGATTCTCCTAGTCCTTGTACGTTCATCTGACTGGGTACCTTACTTGTCCACTTCGATAGGCATCTTGACGGTTCTTGCCATCACCTAATTGTTTAAGTTCTGTCATTGCATCGTCATAACGGGCTTTATATATAGTCATCGTATCAGCGTCTGACTTCATAAATAAGGCGGCCTCTAGTAAAGCCCCGTAGAGAAGAGCAGAGTCAAAGTTTGTTCCTAACCAAGTCGTTCCCGCCGTCACAATTGATTCTGGGTAATAGAAGTAATGCAGTTCTGTAGCATAGTTGGCGTCTGGAGTAGGTCCAAGAATAAAGGTATTGTCGTCAAATATGGCGTAATACTCTGGTTTGGCGTAGAAGGCTGCGTCCGTGTCTGGGTAGGACTCACGAATAAAGTTAACGTCTTTATTGAGTAAGTAGCTAGTCTCATTCGCCGCATTAATCACCGCAAGGCTAAAGGTCGACAACCAGTCTGAGGGAGTTGCTAGGAACCGATTACCGCTTGTCATGTTACCTGTAACGTTTTTACGGATAGCAGGTAGTTGCACCATGTTATAGATGCGTTGCTCCGCCAACTGCACAAAACGAGCAATCTGCTGCGCAGACGTAAATGTTCCTACGGTTGCTGGAAAATCGTTCTCAGCAAATCCTTTAATTGCAGAAGTTAATTCCGTGTAATTCATTAGCCCATTTTTCCGCTAGTCATACGACCTTTAGTCGCCGCACCAGCACCACGCATTTCCATCTTGCCGTATTGGTTTACGGGTCTGCCGTTACCCTTACTAATGCCGTCAACCGAAATGTTCATTTTTGCCATTTCTTGAGCACCCGTAGTATCTTTAATCTTTAACGGCTTGCCATCCATAGTGTGTGGCTCGGCATAGACTGAAGCATCTCCGACTTCCTTGCCCATTACTTTTTTAGAGAATTTAGGCATTATCGACCCCTACCTGCGGTTTTTTTCATGCCTTGATTGGCAACACGGGCTAGATTACGACCCATTTTCTTCATGTCCATAGTCGTTACACCGCCAGCCTTCATACCGTGCATCCGTTTCTCGTGACCTTTGACGGCTTTCTTAGCAACGGTTTCCATCATCGGCTTGTCCTTCTTAATATCTTCGTGTTTCATATCTGCTCCTAAGTTATTGTTACTGTTACGCTACCTACCTGACCTTCTGGTGCCAAATCATTTGGTGTTAAACCGTCATCCCTAGCACCACCAACAGGGTTCCAGCCCCACTGAAATATTCTACTGCCGCCTTCAGGAAAACCAACACCTTCTAAGGTTGTGTCGTTTGTTCCGTTAATCTGCAAACCACTACTCCCAGATACTTGATAGCTTACATCAGGGCGTGGCTCTAGTACAGCTTGTGGGTCATCTACTGGATACATTCCCAACTGCAACTGCGGTTGATCTGGCTCCCAACAACTTGGACATACTTTGATGTCTACTTGCTTCGTCTTAATCGTTAGCTTTCTAAGCTCTTTTAACTTAAATCGCTGTCCACATCGATCACATTCGGCAATCGCATATTTGCCACTACTAAATTTATTAGGCATAGAAGTTCGCCCTAGGAACGAACCTAGAAGCAGCTTTCTCTCTGTCCTCCGTAGAAGCCATGAGCCATTGCTCCTCGTATTCCTGTTTTAAAAAGGGTAGTCGCATTTGTCCGTCAGGTAGTTTCTGAGCCATATAAAAGGCAAGTCCTGCCACCATGCAAGGCAGTAGTCTAAATGGAATATCAGGCTCTACAGAACCATTTGTGCCAGCGTCTTGGACTCTACGTAGTCTCCAATAGACAAAGGTATATGGACCGCCGCCTGCGTCTGGGGTTAACCAGAGATTAACAGCAGGTAAGTTTTGCACTGTAATAGGCGCCGCAGCAGTGTGTGCCGCCGCAGTCGTGCCGTTCTGTCCACGGTTTACGTTAATTAGGTTATTAGCCGTTACATTAGAATAACTAATCGTTTCAGAATCAATCTTAATAAAACCTGTGGTTGGTAAGTAACTAGCGTTAGAGACTGGAATAGTCGTAGCTGTTGACGTAATCGTACTGGCTAGAGTTGCTGAGGACGTATTAGATTGCCCCGACTGGCGGTTAAACCACATCTGAATAGGACGTCCTTGGGCTAATTTATTAGGGATTGTTGACCAAGTGGACTCTGAAATACGAGTGATATTGATGTCAATTTGATTGCTTTGAACGCCGTTGTTTTGACGCACCACGGCATCTAAGATGTCAATAGTGTCTACAGGCATTGGGTATAAGCCTTGTCCTGTAGTTAAAAGAATTTGGCCTTGCTCAATTGTCCACAGGTTAATACCACGGTTAGCCCATTCAATTGTCAATAAGTTCAAAGACCTACGGGCAGTTCGCATGTCGTAACCTGTACGCAATTCAGTACCTGCTCGCTCAAACGCCTCTTCAATGAGGTTATTAAGATCTAAATTAAAAGCGACTGTACCCGATGTACTCATTTTCTATATCCCGCTGTCTTCTTCGCTATACTTTTTGGCTGGGCTACAAACTGTTTCCCAGCTGCTTTTCCTGCACGTTTTGCTTTAGTCGTTGCTGCATACTCTTTAGAACTTAATGATTGTATTGCCGCTTTCGGTAAGTAGCGCTCACCAGTAGCCTTTGGACCTTGAGTAGATGGCTTGCCCGACTTTGTTTGCCAATCCTGTTTACCCCAGTCTTTTAAAGACGTTTGTGACTTTGCTAATCCGCCGCCTGCCATCTTCTTTTTACTAGCACAATGCGCCTTCTCCGAGAACCCCTTTGGATTCTTGCAGTCAACAGACTTTTTGCGCTTATCTGACCAACTAGTCACGATACCCGCCGCCAGCTTTTTTATAAGCCTGAGCTGTCATCTGTGCTTTTCTCGCACTCCATTGCCCTGGCGCACCGCCTTTACCGCCAGCCTTGATTCTATTAAAGATAGCTTTTCGCATTTCTGGCTTAGTGTAGTTACCAGCAGCGTTTACTGTGGATTTTGTTTTACCACCTTCAGCATACTTGGCTGTTTTAGCGGCGTTAGCAAAGTCACTTTTCTTAGGAGCGCCTGCTGCGCCTTGACTTCGCATCTTCTCACCAGAACCCGAAGCTATGCGTTTTTTCTTTGCTGCGATATTGGCATAAAGACCGCCACCAGCGTACATCTCCACGTCTTCTGGCTTGTCCTTACGCTTAATCATCTTCTTGCCTGGCATCTTGTCAGGATTAATATCACCCATACCTCTACTTGGTCTCATGCTCTTGTCTTCCCTCTAATAGCAATGCCATCAGCCCGTTTAGAGGCACTAGATACCTTACCGCCAGCTTTAAACGGTTTGTCTAAACCCTTCATACCACTGAAATCGCCACCAGCCCCACCGCCGCCCCCGCCTGCTCTGGATAGACCAGGAATCTTCTTATACTCGTTTCTAGCCTCGTTTAAAGCCTTGCCTTCGTTGACGTACTTCTCTAACTTTTCCGCAAACTGTCTTCTAGTCTCAGGATCGTCATTCTTCATACCCCGTTCCATCCTTTCAATAAAGGACTTCCCTTCCCCAGCTTTTGGGGTTGGGTTAACAGGTTCTACGAGCTTAACCATTACGCTTTAGTCTTTCCACGAATAGCAATACCATCAGCCCGTTTAGAAGCAGAAGACTTAACCCTTCCACCTTTAGCTTTTTTAACGGGTTTGGGTACAACTCCTTTAGCCATAAGAATATCTTTTTGCGTTACTTCACCATCGCCACTTATATCAGGAAAATCAGCCATGATTAGCAAGCCTTTCCCATACCGCCTTTTTTCATAGCGATCATTTTGCCTTTGGTTTTGCCTTTAACTTCAATACCACCACCTTTAGCCATACCGCCCATCATCATTTTTTTAACGGGTTTTTTAGCCATACCGCCTTTTTTCATAGGCATTTCAGCGCCCATTTCTTTTTTAGCCATAGGAGCTTTTTTCTTAGCCATCATAGCCATCATGCCTGGATTCATCTTTTTCATGGTTCCACCTTCTTTAAATGTTTTGCCTTTATCGGCAGTTAAAAATTCCTTCCCTACAGCGGAAGATACACCTGTTTTTTTGGCAAACTTAGGATTACTAGCCACAGCTGCCATAAAATTATGTTGCTTTTTTGAAACACTTGGCATTACTTATCTTTTAATAAGCTGGTCAATTTTGTCTTCAAGTTTGTTAAACCTTGCGTCCATGTGTTCAACAATGCGTTCCACTTCTGCTTTAGTGACGTTATCACGTGCTACCTCCTCACGGGTTTTGTTTAATAAAATATCAATCCGTTTTAGTTCGTTAAACTTCTCATGCATGATGTATCCAATCAACGCCACAAATATGGTTAACCCACCAGTCCAAAGTTCTAACATATTCAACATTTCCATCTTTTCAGTGCCGCAGCTTTGCGGGTTGGTTTACCTTTTTCATCTTTCATAGGTCCTGGCATCCCAGACATACGGGCGCAGAATGACTTCTTCCTTGCACCGCCTTGGGGTTGAGGAGCTTTGAGATTTGATCCAGTAGCAGCATTATATTTAGCACGACCCTTGGCGGTAAGCCCAGCCCCTTTCGAGACTGGTAACTTTTCGCCACGCCCAATAGACAGGGAGGGGGTTTTCTTAGCCATAGTAAATCTGCGCTGAATCTATGGCGCTCATATACGCATAAATCCCATTAGCTACTAACACACCTTCGCCAGGAATAAGCGGAGCGTTTTGGAACTCGTCCGTTGCGTGTGTTTCATAAGTCATTAACCAACGATTGACTCCGCTAACATATAAAGCCGCAGTACTTGTGATTGTGCGTGAGTTAATGTCTGTCAAAGTAAACGAATTTGCATCCACTCTAGTAATAGAATAATTACCGTCCGTTGCGGATACGCCCGTATTTGAGTCAAAGTGGATACCGACCACATCACCTGTAACTAGACCATGAGCTGTTTTACTTACGGTTACGGTTGTACCACTTTGTGCATAAGTAACACTAGAAGATACAGGAGCAGAAGTCGTGTCAAATAACACTAAAGTTCCACCACCACCAAAGAAAGAAACGGCCTTGACACGGTTGCGTCCAAGAACAAAAAAACCACTTTCGTTTAAGTGCCCTTGTTTTACATCATATTGCATACCCATAATTAATCTCCTAAGATGTTGAGTAGACTAGGGTTTTCCCTAGTCCGCTAGATTAATTAAGAAGTAGCAAACGGAGTTGCAACAGTACCAGAACCTAGCACTGTGCCTGTAACCATATACTTTAATGCAGCAATTGCGTAGATCTGTACAAATGTACCTGCAACACCGCCAGTGGTTGTACCATTAAAGTTAATAAAGTCATCGCTTGCGCCTGATACAAAACCTACAGCAGCACCAGAAGTGTCTGTGTCAATTGACAATACAGAACCTACATACTTATCTGTGCCGTCAGTACCAATCTTCAAAGAAGAAGTAGAGATTGTGGTTGGAACCCAAATGGTGTACATCACGCCTTCATTATTGGCGGTGCTTGGGTCTTGACCAGGACCAGAAGTGGTTGGGTTTGCAGATGCGTTAATGGTAGGTAGGGTTAAAGTCAATGCACTAGCTAAAGAACCACCTACGGAGATAATACGTCCGCCGTGAAGCTCTGGGCTTAGGGTAGTGCTGGTTGTAATTTCAACAATAGTAGCTGGACCTTGTTGATAAATGCCGCCCAATGAACGAATTGGACCTTGGAATGTGGATCGTGCCATGTTAATTCTCCATACAAAGTTAGCCTATTAATCGTGTATGCGTCTGCTGGGGCAGTTTAATAAGCGTAATTCCCAGTTTTAATAATCTTACTACAAACAAATTAAAAAAGGGGAG